GTTGGTTTAGTAGCTTATGGTCAGAAAACATTACAGACCAAAGCTTCAGCTCTTGATCGTATTAACGTTCGTCGTTTGTTGATTAACTTAAAGAGATTTGTTAGAGTAGTTGCTGAAAGTTTATTATTCGAACAAAATACTTTAACTACAAGAAATAACTTCGTTTCACAAGTTAACCCATACATGGAATCAGTGCAACAAAGACAAGGTCTTTATGCATATAAGGTAGTAATGGATGATAGTAACAATACTCCTGACGTAATTGACAGAAACCAATTGGTAGGAGCTATTTACATTCAACCTGCTAAAACAGTTGAATTTATCTACATTACCTTTAACATTACCCCAACTGGTGTGACTTTTGGAGCTTAACATATTTATAACAAGATAAAAACATAAGACAATGCCAGTATTAAACCCTAACGAAATAATGTTTACAGCTTTTGAACCAAAAGTTCAAAACCGCTTTTTAATGACTATTCAAGGTGTTCCTTCATACTTAGTTCATAAAGTAAAATTCCCTGATATTAACTTAAAAGAAATTAAAGTTGATCATATTAACGTATATCGTAAAGTTAAGGGAAAAGCTGAGTGGCAAGACATGACACTGAATCTTTACGATCCTGTAACACCTTCAGGTGAACAGGTAGTAATGGAATGGATTCGTTTATCACACGAATCAGTAACAGGCCGTGATGGTTACTCAGATTTCTACAAGAAAGACATCACATTAAGTGAATTAGGTCCTGTAGGTGATGTTGTAGGTGAATGGATCATTAAAGGTGCATTTATTAAACAAGCCAATTTTGGTGATGGTGATTGGAGTCAAGGTGAATCGTTAAAAGACATTCAATTAACTCTCGCTATGGATTATTGCATCCTGAACTACTAAAAAATATATACTTAAAAGGTACAAAGGAAGTCTGGTTTTTGCCAGACTTTTTTTGTTTGTATATATTTATTGTAAATAAGTTATTATGAGCGAATTTAAATTTCCAACAGAAGTTATTGATTTACCTAGTAAAGGTTTAATCTATCCAGAGTCTAGTCCATTAAGTTCAGGAACTATTGAACTAAAGTACATGTCTGCTAAAGAAGAAGACATTTTAACAAATGTTAACTTTATTGAAAAAGGGATTATAGTTGATAAATTACTACAAAGTTTAATTGTAAGTAAAATTAATTATAGTGAACTAATCACTGGTGACAAAAATGCTATTTTAGTAGCAGCACGTATTTTAGGTTTTGGTGCTGAATATCCTATTGAAGTATTAGATAAATACGGAAAGAAAATTCCTGTTACTATTAACTTAAGTGAATTAAAAAATAAACCTTTTAATGAATCTTTATTTGTAAAAGAAAAAAATGAATTTATTTATGTTTTACCACAAAGTAAAGTAACTGTTGTTTTTAAACTTTTAACACATGGAGATGAACAAAAAATTGAAGAAGAAATTAAAGGATTAAAGAAAACACGTCCTCAAGAAAGTTTTGACGTAACTACCCGTTTAAAACACCAAATTCTCGCAGTAAACGGCGATAGTAACACAGAAAAAATTAGGATGTTCGTAGATAACATGTTGTTATCTGATTCACGAGCTTTGCGCAAGTATATCAATGAAATTTCTCCTGACTTAGACATGGTGTTTAGTTATGAAGATTCTAAAGGAGACATTGTGGAGGGTGTCTCTATGCCTATGAATATCAACTTTCTTTACCCTGACGCCGAACTATAGATCAGGTTTTATGAGTGAAATCCATGATTTAACTTATCATGGAGGTGGTGGATTTATCTACAGTGAAGTTTGGCAAATGCCTATAATGACTAGAAGATTCCATATTCGTAAAATTAATGAATTTTTAGAAAAAAAGACAGAAGCTGAAGAAAAAGCAATGAGAGGAGACACGATGATAGATGCTAAATCTTATGCTAAAAGTATACAAGTACCTGATTTTGTTAGTACAGTAAAAAAATCATAATTTAAATATTTATTAATATGGCTGATCCAAATGATTCTTTATTTTCTAAAATAAGTGTTGATGATGAATTAATACAAAATACTAGAAATGCTTCTCAAGAATTTAACAATTTAAAAAATAATATTAGTAGTACTGATTTTTCTAAAGTCAATTCAGGTGTTAAAGATTATAACAGTGCTACTAGAGATTTAAATGAAGCTTTAAAAGAAACAGTTGATTATTTAAAAGACTTAAAAAGTCAGGGAGATTTGTGGGCTAAAAAAACTTTAGAAATGGCACAAGCCGAAGCTGCTTTAGCTAAGGGAAAAGACAAGCTTCAAGATATAACAGCTCAAGTATCATCAAATCAAGCTAAATTAAATAAACAATTAGAAGAAGGAGTTGAAGCTAGAAGAAAAGTAGGAGAATACTTAACTAAAGCTGAAAGAGCTCAGTTTAACTTTAATGAAGCATTAAAATCAGGAGTAGCCACTCAACAGGACTTAGACGATTTACAAGGCAAAGCTATAAAAGCTACTGAAACATTACAAGATTTTCAAGAAAAATCAGCTATTTTAGCTAAAATAATTAATGGTGAGTGGGAAGATGGGGCTAATAATTTAGATAAACAAATAGCAAGAACAGCAGCTATTCAAGCTCTTCAAAATGAACAACAACAAGATATTGTAAATAATAGAGAAAGAGAATTAAAAACTTTAAATGCTATGACTACACCTTTAGATAAACTAAGAGGTACAGTCAATTTAATTTATAATAAACTGAAAGAAACTGATCTTGGTAAATGGGCTGGAGGAGTTATAGATAAAATAGGATTAGGATTTGCTGCCTTATTTACTAGAATGTTAGAATTTGACAAAATGCTAACAAATACAGCAAAACAATTAGGTATTTCTGTAGAAGGAGCTAGAAATTTAGCACAAGTATTTGAAGGAGCTTCAATGAGAGCAAGTTCTATTAATTCTAATGCTAATATGCTTGTATCTAACATAAAAAATCAATTTGAAGCCCAAAACCAAATTAATGAAGCTTTTGGAACTGCTGTTATGTTAACAGACAAAGAAAGAATTGATTTAGTAGTTATTACAAAACAATTAGGTCTCCAAGCAGAAGAAGCAGCTAAAATTTATAAGTTACATATTTTAAGTGGTAAAAGTGTTGATGATATTCTTCATACTGTTTCCGATCAAGTAATTCGAGCTAGAAGTTTGTATGGTGTTAATTTAAACCTAAAACAAACAATGCAAGAAGTTGCTAAGGTAAATGACCAAATAGCAATTCAATACAAAAATAACCCAGAAGCAATTGCTAAAGCTGTAGTTCAAGTTAAAGCACTTGGTTTATCAATGGATCAAGCAGCAAGTGCATCAGAAAAAATGTTAGATTTTGCAGGAAGTTTACAAAATGAATTAGAAGCAGAATTATTAACAGGTAAAGCTATTAATTTAGAACAAGCAAGATACTATGCTTTAATGGGTGATACTGCTAATGCTGCTAAAGAATTAATGAATAACGTTGGAGGAATCGAAGAATATCAAAATCTTAACGTACTTCAACAAAAATCATTAGCCCAAGCTGTAGGAATGACTAGAGAAGAATTGTCTAAAACAGTAAGAGAACAAGAACTTTTAAAAGGAACTCAATATCAAACTGTTGAAGCAATGAAAGAAGCAGCTGCTTTAGCTGCTAGAGAAGGAAAAAGTCAAGAATTTCTTAATAGTTTAAGACAAGCAGGAACTAGTGAAGAACTAATAAGACAAGCAACTCAAATTAGTAACCAAGAAAAATTCCAAATGGCTATTGAAAAACTTCAAGAAACTTTAGCTAATATAATGACTGGTCCCTTCGGTAAATTAATAGATGGATTTGGAAAATTAGTAAGCAGTGCCACAGCATTAAAAGGTATATTGTATACAATGGCTTTTGTTTCTGGAGTTAAATTAGCAATGGGAATTAAAGACTTAACAACTAGCTTCCCCGGGTTAATAAGAGGAGCTAGATTATTTGCTATACAAATGAAAAGAGGGGCAATTGGATCTGCTTTGACTACGGCTTTATCTGGAAATTTATTAGCAATATTTGGAGGATTAGCAGCCGCTGGAGTAGCAGTAGCAGCCATTAATAGTGCTATCCCAGGAGGAGACGAAGGTAATGCTAATATTAATACAGGGGCAATTGGGGAAAACGTAGCGGCTCGTTCAGCTCCAACTAGAGAATCACAAAATATTACAATAGAAAATAAATTTACATTAAACAACAGAGATTTAGGTTATATGGCTACTTCAACTAACGTAGGTACACAAAGAAGATTTGATTCTTAATATTTATACCAAAATAAAACTATGGCAATCGCATTAAAAGACAGATTATTAGATCCAATTACAACTAGTGTTTATGGATTAAAAGGTAACAAAGGACCCGAGTTTGAAAATGAGGGTCAAATGATGACATCAAGAATACAAGCATTTGTAGGAGTACCTCCAACAAATACTTTATTAGCTTCACAAGACTTACTTACTGGTCGTTTATCTACTCAAATTCCATTTTATCCTTACTTCAAACCTGCTTCTAATCCTCCGGTAAGTTTTCAACCTGGATATGAAGGACGTATACCTCCATATGGTCCATATTCAAGAAACTACGCTGGAGGTAAAGGTCCTATTGAAGGAAGATATTAATGGCTAGTTTAAAGGAGATATTTGAAAGGGCCCAACAAACGGGTCAAGTTGAGTACACCTATTTTGGTGGTGGTACTAATGTGTCTCCTTTTAATCAAACCTCAATTCCTGTTTATCCAGGCACAAATAAAAAATTAAATTCAAAGTCTCCTTACATAAGATTAGGATATGAAGGTGGATTTCCTGACGATCTTAAGTTTAGAGAAGGTGATCCTACGGGTGTTTTTAATACTGGTTTAGCAATTGTTAGAGACACAGCTAGAATAGGAGCATTTTTTACGGATGTTCCTAATGGACCATTATGGTTAATTAAACAATCAGGACTACAATTATCAAACCCAGATACATCGTATCAATCTGTTACTACAGATGGATCTTCTACTTTACTGAGTAAATTAACTCAAATAGAAGGACCTAGATTTTATAATCCTATAGGTCTTAATACTTTAGCATCTGTAAGTGGAAATGCATTAGGCTTACATTTTACTCGCCATGGTTTAAGCCCCACAAATGATACTGGATATATTAGTTTAAATACTGTTAATACTCAAAATGGTGCAGAATTTAAAAGTAGACTAACAGAATACAAAAGTAAACTATTAAATAATAATCCTAGCCAAGAAACTCTTTTAAATAATTACGTTGGAGGACCTAATTCATTTTATGGAATAGGAAGAACAAGAACTTTTTCTTATGTAAACCAACAAGCTAAAAATTATTTATCTGCCAATAATGGAGATTTTGTTCCGTTTACTCTTAGTGACATAGATCTTTATTCAAATAAAGTAAGAAAAGGAGAAAATATAGTTACAACAACAACTCCTATTTCTTTAATAAATCCATTTAATTCTCCTCTTACTAATTTAATAACTATAGAAACTAATGGTAATGGGAATGGATTTATACAAGATTTTAGACAAGTAAATGATAATAAAAATGCTGAAAACTATCCTGAATTAAATATTCATGATAGAGTAGGAGTAACAACAGGACAAGTAGCTGTAGGAACACCAAATACTGTAGATTCAATAAATGTTATTAGTATTACTCCAAGATCTGTATTTTATGGATACAGCAATTCAGCTACAAATAAAACAAATTCAGTTCCTTCAAATTTACTTTACAGTGGGTTATATGATAGTGCTGAAGTTCAATCAAAAACCAATGGTAGTTTTGGTAGAGACATAATTAAATTTAGAATAGAATTATTAAATAACGATCAACCTGTATTTGGGGGAACTACTATAAATACAGATGTATTAGCATTTAGAGCATATTTAGATACTTTAACTGACGACATGTCACCAACATGGAAACCATTTAATTATATGGGTAGAGGTGAAGATTTTTATGTTTATGAAAAATTTAGTAGAAAAATTAACTTTAGTTTTGTTATATTCGCACATTCTAAATATGAAATGCCTGCAATTTACACTAAGTTAAATTATTTAATGTCTGCTATGGCTCCTGATTATAACCGATATAATCAAATGAGAGGTACTTACGCTTATTTGACAATTGGAGATTACATATACCAACAACCTGGTGTGTTTACTCAAATGCAAATTAGTGGTTTGTTAGATGCACCTTGGGAAATTACACTAGCCGAACCAGAAGCAAGACCTAATATTAATGATTATACCGACAAATACCAACATGAAGTTCCTAAATATATGAAGGTAACTATGGCTTTTAATCCAATTCACAATTTCTTACCAAAGAAAAACCACAGAAACACAGCACATACTGCTACGTTTGTTACTCCTAACTGGAAAGTAGGACATAATAATTATTATTTACCACAAGATTTAGTAACTACACCTGATGGAACACAAAAATCAACATTGATTAATATTCCGGAACAAGATATTAAAAACTAATAGTTATGAATAGATATCCTAATATATTAATAAGAAAACAACAAAATGGTTTAAGATATTTTGGGTCAAGTAAGTATCCACCTATTAGTCCTTCAATAAATGATTATTATATTATAACTATGCAAGGAGATAGGCTAGATAATTTATCAGCTCAGTTTTATGGAGATCCTACACTTTATTGGATACTTCAAGTAGCTAATGCTGACACAATCAATAGAGACTCATTGTATCCCCCTATTGGAGTACAATTAAGAATACCCCAAGATTTATCTACAATCTTAAATGATTTTGATAATTTAAATCAACTTGACGAAGATAATATAATAACAACACAATAAAATAGTTTTGATAAGGCAATAAAAAATGGGTATATTTAAAGAAACATTGGCCGATAGTATTCAAACTCAACTTAGAGCTAGAACGTTAGTTGTAAGAGGAGTTAATGACGATAATCCAAATAATATTAGTAGAGATAATAGAAGTGGTTTACTTCCATGGTACCTTAGTAAAAATGCTTGGGTAAAAATGTCATCTTTCACAGATTACAATGACGGGCCAGTTTTTTTTGATGGAAGTGGAAGTGTACTTGTAGATACATCAAAAGGAAATTATAAAGGTAATGAACTTAGTAAAAAATACGTGTTATTTGGTGGTTCTCTTTATTTCAAGTCAGGTTCTACACTAATTCAAGAAACACTAAGATATGGAGTAGCAACTCCAAGCGCAGTTTATGGTGGGGACATAGATAAAGCTGGAAGAAGTGGAGTAAATCATCCATATTTCAGACAAATGGGTATTAGACCTATGCCTGGCATCACAGGAGTAGAATTAAGAACATTAGGAGCTTACGGATCTATATTTGAAACAACAGTAAAATTTAACTGTTGGGACACTCACCAACTTAATGAACTAGAACTTTTATATATGAGACCAGGATACTCAGTTCTTTTAGAATGGGGTTGGTCTCAATATTTAGATTACAATGATAATTTAGTAAATTCTAAAGCAACATTACCTGAAGATAAACTTATTCCTCAGTCTTATATTGGTGGAACAATAGATCCATTTGAATCTAATTTAACTCAAGATATAGTTTATCAAAAATTACAAATACTACGTGAAAAATACCGCCATAACTATGATGGAATGTTAGGTTATGTAAAAAACTTTAAATGGAAATTAAGAAGAGATGGAGGTTATGATTGTGAAACAGTATTAATCTCAATGGGAGAAGTAATCAATACTGTAAAAATGAGTACAAATTCTAATACTTTAAGAAATGATACTAGTTTAGATCTTAATTCGGTAAATAATTCTTATGTATATGATGATTATGAGAATATACTGTTAAGTTTAAAAGCAAATGAAGAAGGTATAGTAAACTATACATCGGGAACAACTAATTTTCAAACATTAGATGAATCTCAATACTCAGGCAGTTGGAATTACGATATAAATTATGTTAATTTCACTAGTATTCAAGAAAAATTAACTAATTCAGGATATCCAGATCAAGCTAAACGACTTGCCGACCAACCTTATTTTAAATATGTAATTTCGGATCCTAATGGTGATGGATATGTAGGATCTAAATACGAATACATTACTTTAGATATATGGTTAGCAATTGTAGGATCTTATTGTAACCTAAGACAAAAATCAAAATCAGGAAAAACAACAGATATTGTTAGATTATTAGTACCTGAAAATACTGATTATTGTTTAGCAGGACCAGATTCTATTTCTATTGATGCTGGAGTTTGTTTAGTGAAAAACCAAGGAGCTTTTTTACAAGAATTTGGAGCCTTAAATATTCCTAATTTTAAAACTAAACAAAATGGAATAAATCCTCCAATTTTTGGTCGTGATCCCGAAGATAGAAAAGGAGAAAAGGTATATTATAATGATAATAATTTACAATTTTTTAATAAAACTGCTAAAAACGGCCAATTAAAGAACATATTGTTAAATATAGACTTGTTATTAGGAATATATCGAGAAATAAAGTCTAGTGATTATGATAATGGAGTTGTTATGGTAGACTACATAAAAAGTGTAATGCATAAAGTGTCAACAGCTTTAGGAGGATTAAATAACTTTATAGTATCTACAGCGGGCCCTAATCAAAATACAGCTAAACTAGTAGATACTTATTATTTAAATAAACAACCTAAAGACACATTTTATGAATTTGATTTATTAGGCTTAGGTAGTATTTGTAAAAACGTAGACATAGAAAGTCAAATTTTTGAAAACCAAAGTACAATTGTAGGTATAGCAGCTCAATCAAAAGCTAATTTAGGAGACGTTTATAATTCAAGTCAAGTTTACTTAAATGCTGGATTAACAGACAGATTATCAACAGAAAAGGGTCAAGGAGAAGAAATTAATGGTAAAAAAGGTAATTATTTTAAAAACAATAAAAATAGTAGTTTTTACAGAAAAGTTCTTCAACTTATGGTTTATGCTAGAGATTATATAGTAGGTACAGGAGGTAATTTTACTTCAATAGGACCTACTCAATCTACTTCTCTTACTAATTTACTTACAGGTGATGTTCCTACTTCTAAATTTTTAATTAACCAAAATGATAGAAGTTTATCTACTCCTTCAACTCTTCTAAAACAGTCTTTATTAAGATTTGATGGTGATTTAGGTTTTAAGGCTTTAATTCCTTTTAAATTAAGAATTACATTAGAAGGAATTGGAGGAATAGTTGTAGGACAAATCTTTAGAATAAAACAAAACGTAATTCCTAAAAACTACTATGATAAAAATTTAGGATTTGTTATAACACAAATAAATCATTCTTTAAAAGACAATCAATGGGAAACTACATTAGAAACTCAAATTTGTATTTTAGAAGATAAAAAGTTTGAAAATTTTATTACACAAGATAGAGGTGGTTTTGAAGATTTTGTTGAAAAGTTAAAAGCTATTGCTATATTGTATCCTATTTTAATAGATTTTATTAAATTTCAAACTGTAAAATCCTTAATAGGTTATTTGTACGCAACTACTAACAACGGTACATTTACAAAAAACATTGATGATTATTTACTTAATTATAAGAAGGATGATGTAACTAAATATTGGGAAAATAATATTCAAGGCTTTTTAGAGCCATCAACACCCCCATCAAATTCATTTCCTATTGGAGAATTTGAAAATTTTGTAAAATCGTGGGTAAATAATTGGTTATCAATATATGGAAATGAAGAAACATCTGTTGGTAGTGGTGTTCTTAGAAAAGATGTAGAATTTACAACTGGAAAAACTGTAGAAGCAACATTGAATTGGATAGCTAGTAATGGGTTTCCAGCAGGTATTGCCTCTGAAGAAGTATTTGAAGGATTTAATCAAGATTTTCTTTATAAAACTAATGAAATTCTAACTTCAAATTATGGTCTATTCTATCCCAACGGTAAAGGATCTTTTTTTGGCCCACCAGTAACATCAGTAATAAATAAGAATGGAGATTTTTACACATTAAATAACCAAGTTTTAACTGATAATATTAAAAATTTTTTAAATACAGCTTCAGATAGAGTAGGTGATTTTCCCTTTCAACTTGTAAAAGAAGCATATAATGCTAGTTTTGGATTAGGAGAAGGACAATTTTCATTATCTCAATTTTTCTTTATTGATAGTTATGTAATGTATGGCCAACCAACTTCTTTAGGTCATCCATTATATGATAACCAAAAAGCCTCAGCCCCTGCTAATAATTACAATCATATTTGGTGGTTAGAAAAAAACATGCAACCTACTAATCCTAATATTATTATAACTTCAGCAATCCACCAAACATTTGGACGTAAAATTAACTGGACTTCTACATACCTATACATAGATCCACAGACAAATCAACAAAGTAGAAAAACAATAGATACAGAAAGATATGGTAATAACGTTACCCCAGCAGAAGAAAACGAACTTATAAATAACGGTGGTAATTATAATATATTCACATAATATAAAAACATAAATGTATATTCCATTAAATAAAATAGATCCTAGAGTTTATTATACTAATGGGGGAGAATACTACTATACTTCCAATTTAACAAATTATGTAGGTTATTATAGGAAAGATGTTAATGGACGAGCGTATGCTGGTAAAGAATTAACAGTTAATTCACCTCAACTAATATCTTCTTTTAATGTTATTGAAAGTCCTTCTCCTAATATTAATTTAGGATCTGGTCTTTCTACTGCTTATCTTTCAATATCTAGAAAAACAAAAACTCAATTAGTAGAATCATTTAATCCCATACCTAATAGTTTACCTCCTACACAACAAGAATATGATCAAACTTTTTTTGTAAGATATTTTTTAGAATACTTGTTAAGTAGTAAACCTGTTATTGTAGAAGTAAATAAAGGAACTTATTTTACTTATGTTAATAGTAATCTTAGTAAATATTTCAATAACGTAGAATTACTATGGAAAATTAGTGGTCCGTTGTATGATGTAAAAGAAAATGATATATTAATGAAAGGTGGAGTTATTGATTCTAATTTAAGATCTATAAACCAAGCTCAAAAAACCATGCCTGGCATTAGAGATTATTTAACAGATTTAACTCTTTATTATAAAAAATAATATTTATTGTATATAATCTATGAAATACCTATTAAACGAACACTTAAATGTATTAAGAATAGCAAATATTCAAAACGAAGAAAGAGAATTTGAAGAATTTCTTCAGTCTTTATATGAAATAAACTTAATCAATAATTACTCAAAAGACCAACTTTTAAATGAGGGTTTTGTAGATAAAGTAAAAGATACTTTTAAAAAAGCAACAGATCAATCTAAAAAATATTTACAATATAGTTTTAATCAATTTAAAAAGAATGGTGAAAAACCTAGTGAATTTGTAAAAAACATTGGAGACGTTTTTTCAGGGAGTGGAGTAAAAAAACCATCTGATTTAAAAACAATTTTACAATTAGCAAAAATTTATTCTTTATCTAACAATAAAATCAATGAAGCTGATGAAAAAGCAGTAGAAATTTCATCTGTAAGTGATTTAGAAAAATTAGAAAATGGTGCAAAATTTATTTGGAAGGGTAAATATGATAAAAGTATAGGTGCTTCTAACTTTAAAAATTTACCTAATGGATTAATACCTGGTGAAGAATATATTCAAGCCTATGATGATGTTAACAATGCATGGATAGTATCAAATACAAAAAACATAGCACGAATTGAAAAATCATCAGACTATGCTGGTGGGGGAGTTATTCAAAAAATAGGAGACTTTTTTAGAAAATTCAAATGGTTAACAGCCGCGATGGTAGCTCCAGTATTAGCTTCAGCTACTGTAGGAGCAAATGCTGAACCAATTGGTCAATTAGTTAAAGCAATTACAGGAGATAACGTAAATATAGATAATACACCAGATAATGTAACTGGAAGTAATCCTGATTATATGGGTGATGTTGATCAAGATAAAATAACATCAGCTGGAGGTGGAGATGATGTTCCTGACAGTATTAAAAAACCAATCAAGTTAGGTGGAGATGGTCAAATCGACAATCAAGACTTTAAGGTATTTAAAGACAAAATAAAAAGTTTAATTCCTAATGAAAATGTTGATGATATATCAACAGCAGCCACATTTGAAGTAGGAGAATATAAATTAACTCCTGAACAGCAGAAATGGGTTGTAGAAAAAGGTACAAATAATGTATTAAATCAAATACAAAAAGTAATAGCAGAAAAAGGAGTTACTGACACTATTACTGTAGATGGAGACATAATTGGTCACATTTCAAGTAATGCTGGAGACCAAGACAACGTAGCAAACGATGGTTCAGATTTAGTTAAAGCAAGAGCTGCTACTGGAGATGATATTGATAAAGAAATCCAAAAAATTATAATTGAAAAAGTTAAAGGAGTATTTGGAGATAAAGTTAAAGTTGTATTTAAAGTTCAAACTCAAGCAGACAGTAATGTAGATGATCAAACCCAACATAGAGCTACTAACTATACAGCTGACCAAAGTGTTGTAGTTAAATATAAAGTGGATACTGATGGTGGTAAAACATATACTATTAAGAACTGGCAACCTATTGTAGCCGTTACTGGTAAAGGAGTTAATGATATGGGTCAAAGAGTAGACATTCCTGGAGAGAAAAAAGCCCCTAAACCAACTGACGACTCTCCTAAAAATAAAGACGACAAAGAAACTGAAAGAAGAACAGATGATGTAAAACCCATCCTTGTAGGAGATGCTGATCCTGATGAAGCTAAAAAATTATTTAAAAATAAAAATTTAAACAGAAACCAAGAAATATTTAGTGTGTTAAAAATGGCTAATCCTAACATTAAAGGAGATCCAAATGACACAAC